ATACTTTCCTCATGCTGTTTTCTCATGGATTGCTGCATCTGTTCTTGGCTGATATTCTGACGTAAGTAAGCCTTTATTTCTGCCAGCACGATATGCTCCAGCATTTTGTTATCCGCTTTCCCGGCAAAACATCCTGTATCTTCTTTTCCTTTACTGTAAGCACAGCTATAAAGAATATGACTATGAATCGGACTGCTTGAAGTCAGGCTTCTGCAACAATTCCCGCATTTTACATAGCCACCTAATAGTGTTGTTTCCCTGTCAAATTTGCTTTTCTTGGTGTATCTGATCTGAAGGGACTGTGCTTTTTCAAAAACTTCTTTTGATACAATCGGCTCGTGATGATTTTCCATCACTTTCCACTGATTTCTCGGTACCGGTACTTCTTTCCCAGTTCCGGGATCTGGAATCTTTGTCTTTCCATAGACCATACAGCCTATATAAGTCTTATCATCTACAATCTTCCGTATCATATCACTCGTCCACTGCAATCCTCTTGATGAAGCTTTCTTACTGCCTGATTTCTGTCGTCTGCTCATAGACTGCAAGGGAGTCAATACACCCTCTTCATTGAATAACTTACAAATCTCCATCTTGGAATATCGCTGATTGGTCAGTTCAAATACTCTGCGGATCACTTCTGCTTCGTCCTCTACAATCACCAGTTCTCTCTTATTTTCAGGATTGATTCGATACCCATAAGGTGCAGAGCCACAGCAATATTCACCTTTTCCTCGTCGGGTGCTGACTGCTGCCTTTACCTTTACAGACTGGTCTTTCACATAAAAGTCTGCGATCAGTCCTTTAAACTGTACTTCGATGTCTGAATTCTTTCCTTTATAATCTTTAGAATCATATCGATCTGAGATAGAAATGAAGCGTACTCCAAGAAATGGAAAAATCTGCTCTAGATAAGTTCCCATCTCAATATAGTTTCTGGCAAAACGGGAAAAATCTTTTACCACAATACACTGAACTTTATTCTCTCTGGCAAGTTCCAGAACCTGCTTAATTGCCGGGCGCTCCATACTGGAACCAGAATATCCGTCATCGTAAAACTCCTGAAATGGCATAGCAGCAAGCTCCGGAATATGGGAAATATAATCTTTTACCAGTTTTCTCTGATTGATAATGCTGTTACTTTCTCCCTCTGAATCATCTTCCATGGAAAGACGGTAATATCCAATAATCAGTTTCTGATCACTCATGTTCTACCGCCCCCTTAAACCCGAAGTTGATTTCCAGTCTGCCATCACCATACAGATACATACTTTCAATCAAGCCCTCTGCAAGTTCCGCATTGATTCTGGTTGTCCCATCCAGTTCCAACAGACTTCGTAAAAATCTGGCTTCTTCTTTCTGCTGTTTTTCCAGCTTTCGTATGGTCTGCTCCAGAGACTTCTTTCTCTCTTCACAAAACTCTTTCCAGTTATTACGGTCATCTTTCATTTCTATATAGGCTTCTTTGGAAAGTTCACCCTCTTTATATTTCATAAATGCCTGTGCCAGTTTTTCTGAACGTCTTTCCATATCTGCATCCAGTTTTCTGATCTCAGTTTGAATCTCATTGATTTTGGAAAGAAATACCGCACTGCTTATAACAGACATATCCTTTTTCCGCAATCCAGATAACTGAAACTGTCTGGTCAGCTCCGAACGGACAATTTTCTGCAGCTTCTCCTCGGAAATAGATTTGTGACTACATTTTCTTTCATCCCGATACCAGGCAGCATTGCAAAAGTAATACACATTGCCTCTGTATCTACGTGTACACATTTTCCGCTTACAATCACCACAATAGAATACATTGTAAAATGCTCTTTCATCATCTTCCCACCCTGCAGTAGTTTTTGTTGCTTTCTGTTGTGCTGCTTTTAGCCTGACCTGTGCTTTTTCAAACAATTCTCTGCTAATAATTGGCTCATGGGCATTTGGCGTAATAATCCACTGGCTCTCGTCCAATATGTCACACCATTTTTCACCTCTTTGAAATCTGGATTCATATTTTCTCTGAACCAGATCGCCATAATAATTATTCCGGTTCAGCACTGCACGTATCGAAGAATTTCCCCACTGATGAAGGTTCTCTCCGTCCTGACAGTACACATGATGATATTGGTTATAATCTGAAATCCGATGTACCCTATCCTCAAACAGCCTGTCAATAATGCCCTGTATGCCATCTCCCGAAGCATATTCTTCAAAAATCCTGCGGACAATCTTTGCAGCTTCCGGTTCCACCATCAACTTATAAATTCCATTTATCTTTTCCACACAATATCCATATGGAGCTGTAGATCCCACATACTCACCGTTTTTTTGTGCAATACGTTTCGCTGCCCGTTCTTTTGCGGAAATGTCTTTCGCATAAGCATCATTCACCAGATTCTTGATATTCATGGATAATTCCTGATTCTTGGCATCCGGTGCAAATGAATCATAGTTGTCACATACAGAAATAAACCGCACTTTCATAAAAGGAAGAATCTTTTCCAGATAGTTGCCAGTTTCGATATAATTTCTTCCAAATCGTGAGAAATCCTTTACCAGAATACAGTTTATTTTACCTTCCCTGACATCATTCATCATCCGTTCAAATCCCGGTCTGTCAAAATTTGTTCCGGTTTTTCCCAGATCAGAATAAATGTTATATACAGCAATTTCATACTCTCTGTTCGGATTTTCATTGTGCTTCTGAATGAACTCTTTTATCAGCGTAACCTGTGTTTCAATAGATTCTGACTTTTTTTCATCACTGTCTACGGATAATCTGACATAAATTGCAGCCATACATACCGGAATCCCAAGAACTTTCTTCTCTGTGTTTTTCTTATATCTTTTTGCTGTCCTTGCCATTTATTCCACCTCTTTCCTGCACTCTGTCCGGTGTTCCGCATAAAACCGTCTTATGACTTTCATTTTCTCAATCATATCCTGATAACGGATATGAATTTTGATCTGTTTGTTTTCATAAATATAGATTTTATCTACGGTCAGTGCCAACAATGTGCGATCCAGTTCTTTGATTTCCAGTGATTTCTTCCAGTCCTCCAACTGAACAGTTGCAGACACTCCACCCTCAAACATTTGCTTTACCAATTTTTTCTGATTCTCGATCATCTGCTCCAGTTCTTCACATTTTCTTCCGTAACTTTCCCGAAAATCATCGAACTCTTCTTTGCTGATCAATCCCTCTTTCAAGTCATCACCTAAAGACGCTTTCAGACTGTAATAGCGGTTATATTCTTCCTGCAACTTACTAATCTGCGTATCATAACCGATTACCTGATCGTAGCTGACTTGCATCTCACAAAGTTCTTCCATAATCATCTGATAGTCTACAAAAAGTGCCGTATATGCCTGAATCTCTTTCAACACAATTCTTTTCAGCACCTCTTCCGAAATACTGTGTCTGGTGCAATCTCCACCTTTGTTCTTTGTCTGGCAGATATAAAAGGCTTTTTTCTTCCCCTTATACTGATTTACCCTGCGTATCATCGGTGTCTTGCAATCTCCGCAAAACACAAATCCAGAAAAAAAGTTTGCACTGTCTGATGTTTTCGATGCCCTGCCATCATATTGAAGCAGCTTCTGAACCACATCAAAATCATTCTGCCTGATAATTGCCGGATGCGTATTTTCTACTTTCACCCACTCTGATTCTGGCTTATCCAGGCGTTGCTTTACTTTATAGCTGATTCGTTCCTGCTTGCCCTGTACCATGTTTCCAATATAGACTTCATTGGTCAGAATCCTTTTGATCTGCACTGCCGACCATTTCGGTGTATCTGAACTATGGAATCCGGAATTGTAATTTTCACCATTTGCCTTTTTATATTCTTTTGGCGACTGCACATGACGTACATTCAGTTTTTCTGCGATTGCTCCAAGACTGAATCCATCAATTTTCCATGAAAATATTTTTCTTACAATATCCGCTGCATAAGAATCAATCACCAGACAATTCTTATTCTCCGGATCTTTGCAGTAACCATACGGGGCAAATGCTCCAATAAATTCACCTTTTTCACGTTTGATTTTCTGGTGGCTTCGCACTTTACCGGAAATGTCCCGGCAATAGCTTTCATTTACAAAATTTTTGATCGGAACTACAAATGACTTCTCTGAAAAATCTGCTGTTTTACTGTCGAACTGGTCTGTAACTGAAATAAAACGCACATTTAAAGCCGGGTAGGTCTTTTCGATCCATCGCCCGGCTTCTATATACTCTCTTCCGAATCTGGATAAGTCTTTTACAATCACACAGTTTACTTTTCCAGCTTCTATATCAGTTGTCATTCGTTTAAACTCAGGTCGGTCAAAATTTCCTCCTGAGTATCCGTCATCCACATATATATCAAAGATCTGAATATCCGGCTGGCTTTTTACAAAGCTCCGAAGTAACTCTCTCTGATTTGCAATGCTGTTGCTCTCTGACTTCGCACCGCCCTCTTCCATATCATCTTTCGATAACCGAAGATACAATGCAGCATCGTACATATCTGGCATATTCATTTGCATTTGTTCCATTTTACATCGCTCCCAACTTACTTATTCCATTGAATTTGAAGTCAGAAACCATGTATCACGTTCATTTTCCCTGACTTCACATTAACATAACATCTGTAGCTTCGCAAGATATTTTTTCAAGACTTGCATCTAATACATCAACTCCGTTCTTTTTCTTAGATAATCACTGATCGC